AAGTAACTTATCGGCTACTCCATGTTTTTGAAATGATCGTTGTAGATCTTGTGCCAAAATACCGACATAAAGTACCTCATGGTCATAATCTGGTGCAGACATTCTAAATTGTTTGAACGGCACTTCTCCTACTGCGTCTATGATATTTTGTACAATTGGTTCAATATCACGTTTCATTCTTCTATCTGAAAGTGAACCACTCCATGTTCCATCAAGAAATCCCTTTCCATTTTCTGCTTTGATATGTATACCATCAGAATTTGCGTAGATACGCCCACGTTTTCCTTGAGTTCCATTATTATTATAGTACCAATCAGACCATCCATATCCACCGGGTGTATTTTCATTCATTAGATTTACACCTTTAAAAATACGCATCAGCATAGCACAATCAAAACCAGAGCGATTAGCGGTTTTTCCAAACGCAATACCATCACCACCAGCTTTATAATCCATAGTTGCGAAGCCGTTTGATAATGTCATTGTGGCTGTGGCTTCACGACCTGCTTTATCTCGAATGACAATTCTGATATCGTATGCTTCAGTGTCCGAAACAGCGATAACACGAATATCATTAAGAGATAAGGAACTTGTACTGATATCTAGGTTTGTCCAAGCGGATTGCCCTGCAATTCTGTATTGTAGGACAGGAGTGAGCGTGTTGCCGGATATACCGCTTACAGAACCTTTGGCAACGATTTTAGCATGATCTCCAGTATCGTCTGATACGAAATTACTGGTAGTTGTTCCAGTACCACGAGATGCTGTGATAGAAGCGGATGGGAGACTATAATCAACTACCGTAACATCTAATGCAACAAATGCAGAACGACCTCTACTATCGGTAGCAGATACTTTGACAACTTTTGTTCCTGTCTTTGTAAACGCATCGAATGTATATTCCGTTCCGCTTGATGCTGTTTTATCTGACATATCAGTAACGGATATCTTCAGTGTTTTTATGGATGACCCGTACACACCAGAAGCAGTAGGTTTTACCTTAACTCCAGAAAGCAACTTCGCATAACATCCAAACGTATTATTCGTATTGGAAAGCGATGCAATATTGCATGTAGGAACTACGGATGCCGGGAGATAAGCAGTAACTGACACAGTTTTCGTACCAATCTTTGTGCTTCCATTCATCGTATCAACAGTGAATGTTAATGTTCCGCTTGTCGCATTCGGTATCTGACCAGCATATTTTGCTATCGTAAATCCATTCCATACGACATTATCCACACAAGAGTTCGTTACTACTTCTGACTTATTTCCGAATGTAGCTGTTACCTTATGTGTAAAGTTCGCTTTCTTGTTCATATGTATGGTTATTTGATCGCCAATGTTTACCGTAGATACGCTTGAAGGCCAGTTGTTTACAGAGGGCTGCGATGCTCTTGGTATGGTGTCAAGAGACCAGCTACCACTTCCGTTTCCAGTACCATCTGCGTAATAGTAAATAGCACTAGAAATACTTGCTGAAAAAGATTGCGTACCATTACTGTTATGACTAACAGTAACAGATCCACTACACAGCTTTCCTTTATATTGTTTCCATCGACCAGTGTTGTTATAAACTATGTTCCCGGCAACAACTAGCTTACATGGTCCAGTCATATACCATCCAGCACTACCTCCTATAGCTTCGACAGTATAAGAGATTGTAGATGTATTTGCGCCAACATTTTGTGAAGCAGTCCAGCTGAATTTCCAGCATCTTCCTTCGTATCCACTGGTCGTAAAACTTCCGCTTAAAGCCATACAATACCACCTCCTTTATGGCTAAGAATTTATTGCCCCCCCAAGTACCTAAATGACAGGTTGCCATTTGAACGTGGGATAAAAGCAAATTTTCCAAGTTGCAATCTATCTAAGATTTCAGCATCCGTTACATACAGCTTATTGTTACTGAAATAAGCAACTTCATCTGTTCCTTGGTAGAAACTTAACTTTTGCTCGCTCAACAGCATTGATAACTGCATAGACGGATCTTGGCTAGAAATCTTTCTTGTAATACGCAGTCCGGCATCTTCCATAGAGAAACATTCAGTCGTTTGCTCTATACTTTCAACTCTTCCGTTTATGGCATCAACACGAACAATGTATGTATTGACATCAGTTTGTACCTTATCAACTTGTTGTTGTGTCGTGACATTACTTTTCCGGATTTCTTCTATACGCCCATCTTCGCCGACCAAATCATCAAAGTCTTTTCTATTTGAAACAACATCATTGATTACATCAGAGATAATCTTCTTCAATTCGTCAGACATATCACCAGTAATCTTATCTGCGTAATCTGTTAAATCCTCTGGAGCAGGGTAGTAGTCTGTAGGACGGTTTCCTTTTTCCAACTGGATATAATCAATTGCATAATAGTCATTACTGTTCATGTTATCTGTAATTCTAAGCACATTTGATGTCACCCCAACATTGCCAGTAGAAATCAACTGACCTGAAGATGTAACAAACATGTCACGATTGTCAGATACAATATCAAACTCTGTATCTTCTAAAGTCAGGACGGTGTAAACCTTGTTCCATCCAGATGTAAGCTGTATCTGTTGCATATCAGTTGTCTGCATTACACCATTCGTATTTGCAAGGCAAACATTGAGTGTCATATTTTGACGAGAATATACATTCATTGATACCGTCAGTTTCGTTCCAAGTTCCGTAGCAACCAAATTGTCCGTATATACTTCGTAGTACACAGCCTTGGCAGCATTTGAGCCAGTTCCAGGCTGTACCTTGATTACACGCTTTGCATCAATTTCAGCTTCAGAAATAGAATATACTTTGTCAGTTCCATAATAATGACAACCTTCAAGCTGGTTCGATTTCTTCAACAGGTTTCTTGCTCCGATAAGCATGTTTGAACTATCAACTAAGATAGGAACTGTCTGAATATCAAGTAGATTATCTTCAGTTGGAATTTGATTAGCTTTGTGCATTTCTATAGTGTAAAAAGCTGGCATGTTAGCCTCACCATAAATAGTAAATATTTGTTCGGAAATATTATTTGATGAACTTATAATTTCTTCTGTACGATTATCACTATAAGTTTTTGATATAATAAAACGGCATGGGTAAACAACTCGATCACCATCCCCATCTCTATAATATCCTTTTGCTTTTATCGTATCTGGTGTGATAATATTATTTCCGTCAATTTTTACAGCACTTGTATCAAGTTCTAAGAAATAAGTTCTTCCGGCATCACCAACATCACCTTGTTTTGCATTAGTATATGAGACAGTAGAGTTGCCATCTGAATATTGAACGGTTGTTCTTGTCCAAAGGTACATGCCATCTACTAAATCAGGGATTTCATCTGACCATTTATTCGTTACGAATAAATTAGAAGAATTATCAATCAATGATTTTCCATCATTTGTAACAAGCTCAACTGATTCTGGAGGAACAGAAGAATTTTCTGTTGTGGTGATATATTCTACTTTAGTAGAAGTGATAGTAACATCATCACCCTTGATTTTTGACCAAGTGTAATCTGTGGGATTTTTACTATCTGTCTCAATATTGTCAGTATATTGTCCGATATATTTTTTGTTTGTTCCATTAACTGTATCAAAACCAGTTTTACCGTCAGAGGAATCGGCATAAGCTATATGAATATATCCATTCTTTCCAGGAGTTCCGTTTTCGCCTACATATTTCGACCATTTATAATTGCTTATTGTAGTTGGCGCAGTGTTTGTTGTGGTAGTCGCAGTACCTATATATTTTGTATCTGCACTTGGAGTCGTAGTCATACCACTTCCATCAGAATTAGCGGAGTAACGAATCCATAAATATGAAGATGTACCGTCAAAATAGTCAACACCTTTTACTGGTGTTTTACCATCATCACCCTTGATTTTTGACCAAGTGTAATCCTTATAATTTCCACTGTCTGCTTGTGTATTGTCGGAATATACTCCAATATAAATTGCACCAGTAAATTCGGATTTAGAGAATCCTTCCTTACCATCAGCACTCATGGCGTAAGCAAAATGGACATAACCATTTTTACCTGGAATACCATCTTCACCATCTTTACCAGCGAACTTAGACCATACATAAGAATTTGCAGAGTCAGGATCTTTTATTACATCGTTGACACAAATACCTATATAATCAGAAGGAATTTCTGAAATTTGGTCATCTGTAGGATTTGGATAAGCAGAATATTTTATATGGACATAATTACTTGAACCATCTCTACCATCACGTCCATTGATACCGTCTTTACCGTCAGTTCCATCAATACCTTGTCTCGATACACTGTATGTGACGGTCGAATTTCCGTCTGAATAATTTACAGTAGTTCTCGTCCAAAGATAAGAACCTTCAATTACATATGGAATAGAAGATAACCATTTATTCGTTGCAATTTCATTTCCATTACTATCAACAATATTTTTGCCATCACTGGTAGCAAGAGAATTTGCTTGCGGTGGTGTAATTCCGTTATCGCTAGGAATATATACAACTTCCGTAGAAGTAATATATATACTATCTCCGTCTTTACCATCATCGCCCTTAAATTTTGACCATGCATATTTTTTATAATCTGTACTGTCTGCTTTGATATTGTCAGTATATACGCCTATATAGGTTGCACCTTCATACTCACAAACGTTAAAGTTTACACTTCCATCGGCAGATTGAGCATATGCGAAATGCACAAAAGAATCTTCACCATCTTTTCCATCTAAACCAGGTGTTCCATCAGCACCGTCCTTACCTGAAAAACGACTCCAAGTATAAGAACTTGCAGTAATAGGATCGTTTAAATTTGTATCAACACAAATACCAATGTACGCAGCCGGAACTTCTGTCAACATATCATCAGTAGGATTTGCTACAGAACTATATTTAATATGAATATAAGTGCTAATACCATCCTTACCATCTTTTCCTGGAATACCTTGTATTCCTTGTCCACCAGTTGCACCAGCTTTAAGTTTTGCAATACGCAGCTTTTTACTTATGGCAATTTTACCCATATAAATGAGATCAAATACTACTTCTCCACGGTCGGTAGACAGTCCCTTTAAGGTGTAGCGATATTTAGTTTTATCCCATTCACCAGTAACACCACTTGTTGCAGTGATTGTCCAAGATAAGTCTGATGACTTTGTGATATCAGTGCTTCCAGAAAATACAGTTACATTTGTATAGCAATCCGTAAAATTACCACCATTACCATTGGAATCAGTCGTAATGCCTATATATTCATTGTCAAGTTGAACCACAAGAGCAGATGCTTCTTGCTTGATTGTTTTATCAATATAAGAGCCAAGATCATCACTGGTTGTCATCTGAATATGTTTGCCGTTAATTTTGATATTTCCATCATCATCGACATATACATATTTAGTGTAAGATCCATCTTCGTTCTTTCGTTGCAAAGTAAACAAATCTTTATTTGTATCGTTTGCGTCCGAAGTAACAGTAAAACCATTTTCGTCAATTTTTACTGAACCAGAAGTGTTATAGATTCCAACTTTATTTCCGAGAATAATGTTACCGACAATTTTATGAGCGATAATTCCATAGTCCTCTTTGTATGTACCAGATTCAGGATCAAAGTAAATATACTTACCAAGTCCAGTTTGAACAGTCTTCCAACCATCGTTTGTATAGTAAAAGCCATGATTGATTATTTTTGTTTGCTCAGAACTGTAATCATCACCAAACTCATTTTTTTCACGCATGAGCAAACCAGTCTCATCCACAACCATATTTTGATTGTCTGCAGCATTTACAATTTTCTTGTTAGTAAGGTTTAATCCATTTTCAACCATATCCATGATTTGTTTGTTGGCATTATTACCCTTATTCGCTTGATGCTGCACCATTGAATATGATGTTGACATAGACTGAGCTTGTGATAAGATACTCTGGATATCAGAAGCAGAATTTAATCCATAGGTTACATCAGAAAATTCTACATTCAAAGAATCAAGATTATCATAATCAATCTTATATGAAGTCAAACGCAATTTATAAATTGTTTCATCAATCTCTATACGAACCCAATTACCAACATCAAAATTTACTAAGAGTGGAGAAAATGTTGCATCACCTTTCACGAAATATAATTGATCGTGTGACACAATATTTACACCAGCCAAAGTAACAATTGGAACAGGAGATGATTCAACATCTTGTTCTTTTACGAGTAAAAAGTTACTCAAATTACAACTAATGGTGTGTTGCAAAGTAGCAGATTTTACAATTTCACGTTCCGCATTTTTGATAAATTCTTTGGCTTGCATAATAAGTTCTTTGTCTGACAATCCATCAGAAATGAAATTATCATTCTTATATGTGTCATCACGTCTAAATGAACAAAACTCAGTCCAAAGTGAATTCCCAAGATAAGTATGCAAATCCAAATTATTCGCAATAACCTGACGCTGCTTTTCGATATAATCAAGAACACCTTCTGGATTACTTTTAGAACCACGCAATTTCAGAATTTCAGATTCACGTTCCCTCAACTCATCTTCAATCCATATGCTTTTACTGTAATATGGATAATACATTGATTCATACATATCATTTTCTGGATCAGCAATACCTTGTTGAATTAGAATGTCTAAACAACCTCTTACAATACTTGCAAGAATATTCAAATTATCGACACTATAAAAGGACAAAGCCTTTTTGAATTCAGCCTCGTCCTTTTTAAATAAAGCAACTGTTCCAGTAGCATCAACATCATTTTTTTTCATTGCTTTTTCAAGCTGACATTTAATAAAATCCGATGTAGCATCTGATACATATATTGTTATAATTGATGTGGTTGCCTTATCATTCTCATCTGCATAACTTGATAGAGTGATAGTTCCTTTCCAAACATTCCCACTGTATGAATCATTTGTTGCTGTAATTCTATAC